AGATACCACGTTCACCACTGCCACTCTCAACCAGTGCAGTCCACTCACGCATGAATGCAAGTGAATCAGGCTTCTCAGTGTACGACACAGAGTTGTTAGCCAAGGCACGTTGTGGTTGGTTCTCCCACCAGCTACCTGACTTAGCATAACGCATACGATCATCACTTAGGTTAGACAGAGAGATCATAGCACTGCGACGTACACCACCAACCACTACAACTTCACCAATCTTACACATGATGTCATGGCACTCGATTGAGTTAAGTTTACGTCCTACTGCACCCTTGAATGTAGCAACAACAAACTTAAACAACTCTACTAGAGGTCCGGGTCCAGATGCACGACCACCAAAGGTCTTTAGTTTAGCACCAGCAGGACGAAGACGTGACACATCCCATGCAGGAATCTCACCAGCATACAGCAATGCAATTAGCTTACGCAGTGCCTTAGCCCAGCCTTCCTTGCTGTCATGTACCACAATAGTGTCATAGCTAGTGAACAGTGCGTCAGGTACTTCTGGTAGCTTGGTGACATACTGACGTTCAACAGAGAAGCCTACACCTGTACCACACAGTAGGATGAACATACCTTCATCAAAGGATTTAACATCATCCACTGGCAGGAATGAACAGTTGTACATACAGGTGTTGTCACGATCAGCAGCAGGTCCAGCAGTCATAACAGAACGCATGGATGGCATAACGTCAAGGTGAAAGATGGCATCAGCAATAGTGTGTACCATGTCAGTAGACACTGCTTTGTTGCTTGCCACTACGTTGTCGATGTACCGTTGTACTGTTTCACCCCAGTTCTCACGGCGTTTCTTATCGTCCAGCCATCGTGCATACCGTGAGGTAGCAATGAATGTCTGGTAGTCTGTTGGTAGGTAGTTGCTCATCTTTGTTTAACCTCTATCTTTAGGATTTCTACATCGTCAATGTCGTACACCATGTCTTTAATAAGGGTGACGACAACCTCTTCGTACATGTCAGTAGCTACAGGCAATATGTTACTGTCTTCGTCAACATCAATGGACATACGTACATCAAATTTCATTTCTTGCCTCGCACCAAGTCAGACAAGTCGGGCTTCTTATAGTTAGGCCCCTTCATAACCTTGCCATCTTCACGCATGATAGGCTTGCCATCTGGGCCTAGCTTAGACATGTTGCTGTTGTGTACCCGGATGAAGGCTTCATAGAATGTATCAGCACCGTAGTACTCAAAGCCTGACTCAAGTGTACGGCTTACCTTGCCTTGTTGCTTGAGTACATTGTCACGCTCTTCTGGGTTAATCAGGTGGCTGATATGCTCTACTGCAGTCAAGGCTAAGCCTGTGGATACATACAGCAAGTCACACATTTCTTTCAGATGATCTGTTGTACCTACAGCCTCAGACACAACTTCCTTAAGTTCTTCATCAATAAGCTTAACCCATAGCCGAGGATCAAGGGAGCCATTGAAGCTTGCAATAAACTCTGCAACACATTCATGAGGCATACGTTGCTTCATGCCTTCCGTATCTGTTTCATTAATCATCAAGACTCTCCTGCTCTAGTGTTTCAATTAGCTTTGTAAGATACCATTGTGCTTTACGCAAGTCCTGCAAAGGTTTTTCTTTGTATCGCCAGCGATGTAGGTACTTCTTTACATTCCACTCTAGCCCACCAATGAATGCTTCCATAGGCATGTTATCATACAGATACTCTACGCACTCAATGCTGCCATAAGAGTAATGCTCTGGCTTCTCTACTGGATCATACATCATGCATTCCCTTCTGTCTTAGTCCACGCATTAAGCGTATACACATTACCTTCTTTAGTAACCTTGGGCTTAGCTTCTTCTTGCATGATGCCCATGATTTCATTACGTTTATCTTCTACCAATTCATAGATGTCTTCATACTCTTCAATGATATCCATGAAGCATGACATCATCGTAGCTAGGTTAAGCAGATGTGCCATTACTTCTGTCTCAATACCATTGCCCTTATTGAGTGCAACATTGATACTCACACCGCCCTGCCACGTACCATCATCATCATTCACTGGTGCTATGACAATAGCAATCTCATCATCCTTTAGTGTGTAGCCCACTACTTCTTCCTTTCAGTCTTAAGAGGTATGACATCTACTGTAATAGCCTCACCTGTTTCTTTTAGCCAATCCTCAGGTACAACTCTATGCGCCCACTTGAAGCCATACTTGTTACACCATTCGAAGTATCTAGTCTTTGCACCTTTGTAAAGCTTTGCATTGGCGTTACTGAATACAAACCTAATGTCTAACTCTGGGTGCTGTGCCTTAACTGCTAGATGCTTCTGTCTGTCTTCACTGTCAAAGATACCCTTTGTTTCTACGATGATGCCATTATCTAAAACAAAGTCAGGTGTGTATGTCCTGTATTTAAGATCTTCCCATTCGACCTTGAGGACTTCATACCTGACCTTGCTTTGCTTATCTTTGAGATACGCAGCGACCTCTTGCTCTAAGCCGCTGCGATATACTCTCTTGTTGTGCCTACGTACTACCAACACCACCCTCATGTTCAGGGCTAAGGAATACGTAGTCCACCATTGGTGGTGCCTTTGCTGTGGACATAACAGCAGGGCGTGTCTGTAGGTCAGGCCAACACTTGTGCTTGAATGAACAGAAGCCACACTCAACACCAAGCTTCAGATTACCAGTAGGCTTACGGTAATGTGTCTCAACCTCAGGCTCATAGCAACGCTTAAACTCTGCATCACTTTCAATGTATTGCACAGTGTCTTGGATCTGTTGCAAGACAGCCTGCTTATCTACATTGGCTGCAGACACATACTTAAACTCACCATTGGCTTTGTTGACTACCCACCAACCACCTACATCTTTACCTGCAGCCTCTGCATAACCTACAAGTTGCGACACATAGCCAAAGCTATCACCCTTAGCTAAGGTTTCAAAGCTTTCAAACTTGTTGTTGTATGACCACGGTGATGCACTCTTCACATCATCAATGGCACCATCCAACTCCATGTCATACTCACCGTTCACCTCTGTGCCAGATGGCAGTTTAAGTGTAACCTTAGCATTGTCCTTGAAGTCTACACCAGCAGCACGAAGAAGACCCTTAAAGACAGCTTCCACAATATCCCCAATGATCATGTTCATCAGGAAGTGTGGTGGCATAGGTGTCTTATCTTCTGGGTCATTCTTATCAAACCACAACTGACAAGTAGGACGCCCAATGTTGGACATCCTGATCTTGAAAGCATCCCGTGGTCCGCTGCTGAATTGCTTGGCAAGAGCAGCCTCTACATCTGAGGCTACATTCTTACGGATGTCTTCCGACATCTGTGCTTCACCCTTAGACGCTTGACTAAGAAAGTGAAACACTGCCAGTTC